GGTTTAGCGTTTTACAAACGTATTACTCTTGCGTCTCTAACGCAGTCGCCTATCACTGTTATTAACAAGTGGATTGACGAGCGTGGGTTTCAGTATGCAGATTCTACTCAGGTTGCAACTGCAAGTACTGGATTTGCTACTGAAGTTATTTCTCCGTTTGGGTGGAGTTGGGCTAGTATCGTCGTTCTCGTCGAGGGTGCCCCAACTACTCCTTCTCCACTTTCTGCTGAACATATTCTTTTGACGGAAAGTCTTCCTCGTAAAGATAGTGTTCTTCTTGGTACTCAGGCTGCACCAAACAGTCCTGGTACTATGTCTGCTGTTTCAACGATGGCTGCTGAAACTGATTTCAGTCATACTGAGGCACAGCAAGACACATACATTGATCAAGGCTTGGCCAGTCTCGGACGTGGCGCTCGAACTGCAGGTGCGCAAGTATTTGATAATGTTGCTGTTCCTCTCCTCGAGAGAGCTGGCAATTACGCAGTAAATGCCGGTATCTCTATGGCACTCGGTGCTATTGCCGGGCGGGGGGGAATTCCTGGTGTGAATTCTAACCCCGCTCGTTTGTCTCTTAATTAGATGATCCTTCAATTATTCCTGTCGTAAACGAAGTGCAGTTGGCTATTCGTAATCCACCCCCATCTGTTCCAGCTCGTGATGACTCCCAAGGCTTCCGCGCGCGAGCTTTTCGTTCGCGTGCTGTTGTTCGTACTAGTACTTGGGATCGCATTATGTCTGAGTTAGCTGGTCGTGCCCGTGCGGAGCAGGTCGCTGCCCGCCGTGGCAATCGTGGTGCATATACAAGCAATGATTATGCCGTCCCGATGGATATAGAGATGATAGATTTGTAGTGATTTGTATTTTATACCAATAAAACAGATGGCGTAGCCAGATGTTTTTTATTCTTATTCCATGAAACTGTGTTTTATTCTTATTCGTAAAGTGTGGAGACGGTCGTAGACAAGTCGTAACTAATCTAGAGTTCTACTTCCTCATCAGTTTCTGTTTCCTCCCCCGTAGGGTCTACGACGGTTTCTTCGTCGTCTTGGAGTTCTTCATTCGCCGTTAGGTCGAGGAAGGGGGCTCCCATGAAAATGGAGTACCCTACATCCGTCCGGAGCATGACTCGCTGGACTTGTTCTCTGGCGTCCGTGTCGATGACCCCGTTCTGGATCATGCGTACCGTGATGCCGTATAGGTCGTCGAGGTTTCGGATGATGATGTTGCCCCCGTGGATCACTTGTTGAACTCGGGTCTCTCGTTCGTTGGACTCTTGACGCTCGCGCATGAGTTCATTGCGCGCTGCGTAGAGAGCTGTCTCCATGGTTCGTACTCGTTTGGTAGCACGCTCGGTCTCGAGCTGTGCTGCCTCTGCTTCTCTCTTGTAGTGGAGCATCATGCTGAACAGTGCCGTGTTGGAGGCTTCCTGTGGCAGTGTGTCGTTCTGGTTGCGGGCGCTTGGCATGGTTACACTTGAGGGTTACTTGGAAAGTTGTAGAATGAGGAAGGTTACGGTATGCGTAGTACCCCGTACACTTTCCGTCCACTGCGTCCCCCCCTTGCTAGAGGGGGATTGGGTACACTTGTGTACACTGTAGTATAGAGTATGCAAGTCAAATCTATACTATATAAGAGTTTGTATGTATACGTATGTGGTCCACACAACGTATAACGTATATACATATGTATAGTGTATACCTAGTATACACAACACTCTTTGAATGACTATCTATTTCGGAGCCCCGAAGCGAAGCGGAGGGGGCGACATTGGGGCCCACCGACGAGCCGAGCGAAGCGAAGGCGCGGTGGGATTTCTCTTAGGTTAGCGCAGGCCGTAAGGCCAAGCGCGACCGGAGTATGAAGGCCGACGGCAGGTCGGCCGCAAGCATGGTCACATGTTAAGGCAATGTCAAATCTACTCCACCACAAATCACAACATCTATTATAAAGCGGATCTTATGTGAATAAGACCAAGACACCCTTGAGGAGCGAAGCGAGCGTAGAGCTGATCGCTATATCTCATCCAGAAGTGAATCAAATCCAATATCAGGCAACTCGAAGTCTTCTTCGGCGTTGTCTTCAATTAGATCGATGATTGTATCCATTGGAATACAGAAGTCGGCCGCTCGTACACGCGCTTGTTGGGCTTCTTTTGGGAAGTACAACACAGTGAAGCGTCGTAGGATCGGTTCGAGATCTTCTTGGTTGAGGAAGCATTGTTGCGGTGTATAGTTACTGAGCACGATGATTTTTTTGGGACGTAGTCCTTGTAGACACCCTCCCTTGATCTCTCCTGGGAAAGGATACCTGTCTGCCCACTTTTTCAACGAAGACGCAGTCAAGTCGTTCTTCGGACTCCACTCCTCAATGGCAACGACGTCTTGATGTCGGTAGCCATCCCACCACTTGTTCAAGGCTTTGGCGAAATGTTTGGGGTATAACTCCCAAAGTAGCCGAGACTTCCCTGTACCGGAAGGACCGACCCACCACTCGTGTTGTAGGTCGCCGTCGAGCGGACGAGCTTCGGGTGCATACAGGGACTCGAGTCGAGGGCCGTGTATGAGGAACATCTGAGGGTCGGACTCTCTAATTGAATCCATGTCTCCCTTTCTGGCGAGTTCAACGGCGTTTGTGTAGCGTGCCGCGTTCGCCAGTCCTCCTCGCATTCTTGCTTCAGCTCTTTCGATGGGCATTTCACCGTGCTCGAAGAAGTCGTTGTCTTTCGTGCAGTAGTCACGATTTTGCTTAGCCGATCCATTAGCCACGTCCAGCCGCGCTCGAGGAAGCAAACGCGAGACCGCCTTGCGCTGTCGTTGGTTGTGGAAATATACGTATCCTTGGAGATGTGGTGTACCGGTTTCAGGTGCAATTTCTCTTCCGTAGACGATGTAACGAGCGAAGCTTGTGAGTATTGACTGGATGTTCTGTTCATCAGCGCTATTGTAGTTGTTGAGTGTGAAGCACCAAGCTCTGTATTTGTCTGTCACTGACATGGCAAAAACCAAAGTGCTCGGCTATAGCTCCTAGGTCTGGTGGAGAGAGCTGGCTCAGCAGCTATCGCTCCACATTATTACCTAGGAGCTACTGAGCTGAGCTAAGTTGAAGTTTGGAAAGTATCTGGACTTATTGAGTTCAGAGCAAACTGTACTTTAGCGTGCTCATTTCTGGATTTATTCTCTACATCACAGATGGCTGTTTATCGACGTTCCCGTGGAAATGTGCGGAAACCCCCTGCGCGTCGTCGTTCGATTCGTCGTCGACCTAGCGCTCCGCGTGCTCGTTCGTATCGACGTACGACGAGGTCGCGTAAGGCCCCATGCAAGTGCCCCGCCGAACTAAGTCCTACGGCTAAGTTCGCTTTGGCGCAGCTTGAACCTTTTTCTCCTCAGGCTTTAGGTGCGAAGGTTCCGGATACCAATACAATGCCTAGCGTTGCTAATTGTTCTACGGACCAGATCAATTGTCCGTTGGCGACAACTGGATTTTTGACTGGATTTGCCTTTCGCCCTTTTTATAATTATGCATCCATTGCTGCAACCCCAGCGTCTGCTACTGCAGTTACGTGGGGTGCTTCGTTGGCTAGTAATGCGTCGGATCGTCGAGATGCGTCGTCATTCCAACAGCAAATGGAAGCTGTGCGACCGGTTGCACATGCTATTCGCTTGGTTAGTGGGCTTGCCCCTACTGCAGCAACTGGCTTTGTCCATATTGGCCTTTCGGTTGAAAGTTATTATGGCAATGCTGCTGCTACATGGCAGTTCCCGACTACTGTGAACCAGATGCAGGGTTTAGCGTTTTACAAACGTATTACTCTTGCGTCTCTAACGCAGTCGCCTATCACTGTTATTAACAAGTGGATTGACGAGCGTGGGTTTCAGTATGCAGATTCTACTCAGGTTGCAACTG